CTTGATCCGAAAAGTCTTAACTTCGATACTATAAATCAGAACATAACGCAGTACACGTCAACGCTGAATGATGCACAGGCAACTATTGAACAGATAGAGGCGGCGAAAAAAGGTCTTGCACAATGGCAGGAAATCGGCATTAAATATGAGGCGTTGGTTAAAGCGAATGCTGAAATAGAAGTATTGGAAAAAGCACTTGAACAGCTTAACAGTACAAACGTTGCTGTCAGAGCGTATGTCGATTTTAAGAAAGACGCTTTGCAACAGATTTATGACATAGACAATAAGGTCCTAAAGGTAAAAACAGCCATTCAGGACAAAATTTCTCCTGTAGTTACTAAAATATCAAGTAAGCTAAAGCCTATTGCAAACAAAGTCTTTTCGCCTATTATAAAGGTTAAAGATATGGCTACATCTGCTTTAGGTAAATTCAGAACGAATTTAGCAAAAGTAGCGGCAACAGTAGCTTATCCTGTTTTGAAATTAAAGGACGTTGCTACACCTATCGCAAAGAGCGTAGGCAGCACCCTGAAATCATTTGCCGGAAAAACATATTCGGCAATAATAAAAGTAAAAGATATGGCTACGCCTGTAATAAAAGGTGTAGCAAATGTAGCAAAGGCAACAGCTACAACGGTAGCCGCAGGAACTGCCGCATTTGCAGGTTTAACAGTTAAGGCTTTAAGCTCTGCAGGTGAATTAGAGCAGAATATGGGCGGCTCTGAGGCGGTGTTCAAAGAGCACGCCGCAGGAATGCAAGAAGCGGCCAGAAATGCATTCAGCAAAATGGGATTATCGACTTCCGATTACTTGGCAACCGCCAACAAAATGGGAGCGTTATTCCAGGGCTCAGGTTTTGGAATTGAAGAAAGTGCGAAGTTGTCAGCAGATGCAATGCAAAGGGCGGCGGACGTAGCCTCGATTATGGGTATTGATGTCGGCTCTGCTATGGAAAGCATTGCGGGAGCGGCAAAAGGCAACTTTACAATGATGGATAACTTGGGTGTTGCAATGAATGACACAACACTCAATGCTTATGCGTTGGAAAAAGGTCTCGGCAAAACAACGCAGGAAATGACAAATCAAGAGAAAACTGCTCTTGCTATGCAGATGTTTATGGAGCGTACCGCTTACGCTGCAGGAAACTATGCAAAAGAAAATGAAACACTTGCAGGCTCTCTAACAACCGCAAAGGCGGCTTTGTCAAATTTCTTGTCAGGTTCAGGAACTGCTGAACAGGTTGTAACAAGTTTTATCGGTGCGGCAGATGTTATTGCTTCTAAGCTGCCTGATATTGTTACAAGTCTTTCATCAGGTATAGAGCAAATGGTTATTGGTATCTTGCCGAAAATCACCTCTATGCTACAAACGCTGTTACCTCAAATTATTTCTTCCGTTGTAAACCTCGTGAATGCATTAGCACAGCAGTTACCGGGTTTAATTCAGGCTGTTTTACCAAGTTTATTACAAGGTGTCTTGCAAGTAATTTCAGGTCTGTTAAATGTTTTAAGCACGAGCGGACCACAAATAATTACAACTCTTGTAAGCGGACTTAATCAGGCAATCCAAAGCTTACTTGCTATGGTGCCTCAGCTTACTATGGTTGCAATTCAGCTTATTTTTGCATTAGCTCAGGGAATTACCTCGGCATTGCCGACACTTATTCCTGCAGCGGTGCAAGCAATATTATCGTTCTGTACGGCTCTTGTGTCAAATCTACCAATGCTTATTACAGCGGCAATAGATATGATAATGGCTCTTGTGGACGGTATTTTGCAGGCTCTACCGCTTTTATTGCAACAAGCACCTGTTATTATTGCTAATCTTGTAAACGCTCTTGTGGCGGCAATTCCGCAGTTAATACAAGCAGCTATACAAATCATTGTCAGCCTTGTGCAATTCATACTGAATAACTTAGGTATGATAATTCAGGCGGCGATACAAATTGTTTTCGCACTCATTACAGGGTTAATTGGTGCGATTCCGTCTTTGGTTGCGGCAATTCCGCAACTCATTTTCGCTATTATAGATACTATTTTGAGTACGAATTGGCTTGAAGTCGGTTGGGAAATTATAAAAGGTATTGCAAGCGGAATATGGGAAGGTGCGAAATCCTTAGTTAAGGGTGTTTGGGACGGAATAAAAGGAATATTTACATCAGGAGGCGAAGATTGCGGAGGTGCGGCGGCAGAAGGTATTGAAAAGAGCCTTAATAGCTCAATGTCCGCTGTAAATACTGCGGCCTCAAATGTTGCGAATGGTGTAACAACAAATATGATGCCTGATATGTCAACAATTTCGGGATACGGAACAATGGCAAATAATAATCTCGCCTTTGGTATAACAGGCTCATCAATGGCACCCACAACAGCGGCAAGCAATGTCGCAAATAGCACAACGACATCATTTAGTGGTGTAACAAATACCACAGGCTTTGGTATGGCGGCAGACAATAATCTTGCCGCAGGAATTAACAGCAACGCCTTTGCGGTAACGTCAAGTGCTCAATCTCTTGCAGACAGCACAAAAACGTCTTTAAGTGGTATTTCAGACACTTCGCAAATCGGTGCAAATGTTTCAGGAAATTTAGCGGCAGGAATTAACGCAAATAGCGGAACAGCAATCTCGGCGGCAGGCACGCTGTCAAGTCAGGTTGAGAGTGCCGCAAATTCGGATGTTGTTGTAAATGTAATTGCAAATGGTGAAAGCTTACAGAGCTTTACAGGAGCATTACAGGGTATTGTTTCAAGTGCTTCGGGTACACTTAATGAATTGCCGGGCATAGCACAGACAGCTATAAACGGTATGGCGAATGCTTTTACGCAAGGACTTAACACAATTCAACAGACAACTCAAAGCTCAATGTCCTCTATAACATCTACCGTTCAATCTGTTTCTCTTTATAGTGCAGGAGTAAACATAATGAGCGGTCTTAATAGAGGTATGGCTTCTATGAGAGGTACGCTGATTGCAACTGCTCGTAGTATTGCAAATGCTATCAGCAGTACAATTAACAAAGCTCTTGAAATTCGCTCACCTTCAAGGGTTACAACACGAAGCGGACGTTTCACAGGTCAAGGTTTGGCAAATGGTATTAAGGATATGGTTGACGTGGTAAAACGTCAAACTGACAGATTGGCGGCGGTAGTCGTTGAGCCATTTGAAGATGATGATCCAACTCCTGCACCTGTTGGCGGTGGTCCGAGTACATATAGCGGATTGCTTGCGGCTGCTCCTGTTAGCAGTAGCACTACAACAAACAACACGAATACAAGCAATACATACTCAGGAGGCACATCTAAACGCATTACAATTCAAAACCTTATAGGCAATGTTACCGTAAGAGATGAGGCTGATGAGGATAGGCTTGTAAATAAGATTATCCAAAAACTCGCTGATGAGTTGGAGGAAGTTGACAATAATATGGGAGAGGAGGATATTGATTGATTTTTCAGTTATCTTATAATAATTTTGCGGAGAAACTTGTGTTTCCTGTAAATCCGCCAAAATTCCGAGTACACGGAGGCGGCACAGAATTTCACGATTTTAATGTTGTGAAAGGCGGTGAGCGTACAATAATTGGCGATATTAAGCTGAGGGAGATTTCCTTTTCCTCCTTCTTCCCTCGTCATTACGACAGTTTTTTGTGCGAATACACGGATATTCCGCACCCTTACACCGCACTCAATAAAATTCAAAGTTGGAGAAAAACAAAACGCCCTGTAAGACTTATCATTACAGGGCTTGGTGTTAATATGCCTGTAACTATCCGAAAATTTGAATATGAAGAACGAGGCGGTGAGCCGGGCGATATTTACTTTGACATTGCTTTCAAAGAATTCCCTTTTATACAGATTCGGGAAATAGAACAAAACGGTGATGAAGTCGTTACATTGGAAAGTTCGTCAGCACGTCCTGATTTATCGGTAAATCCTGTATATTATCAGGTTAAAGAGGGCGATTATCTTTGGCTGATTGCTAATAATTTTTATGGTGACGGAAATAGGTGGATGGAAATTTACCAAGCTAACCGAGATACAATAGATTTTGGCAATGCAGGAACAATGAACACAATGGAAACGATACATCCGGGACAATGGTTGGTGATACCGTGATAGATTTATTTCAAAAAGAATTTGTATATTCCGTAGGTGTTTATTCAGGTAATAAGATTGTTTGTATTGAAGATACTGTTTCGTCAATCACTTGGGGCGGTAGTAGAAATACTGCCGCCCGATACCTGAAAATAACTTGTAAAAATCACGAAAGCAAAAATGATTTTTCTCCCGGCAGACTTTGTGTGCTTCACAGTTTGGTTGATGAGGAAAAAGAGCTTTTCAGAGGCTTTGTGGTAGGTAGAGGAAAAAAATCCTCCGACCACTCTATAAATTATTCTGCGTATGATTGTCGATGGTATTTAACGAAAAATAAACACGATAAGATATACAGAAATATGACTGCAACAGAAATTGTAATTGATATATGCAAAACTTTTGGAATTCCGTATGATGAAAGCAATTTTGTTGATACCGGAATAAGATTGAGTAGCATTCATATTATCAATAAAACTTTGTGGGACACCGTTCTTATGGCACTTACAGAAACAACAAAACAATCGGGTGTAAAATACACAACAAAGGTGAGAAACGGTAAGATGATTTTGGTAGAGAAAAAAACACAAATCAAAAAAATCGTTATCGAGCAGGGTGTAAACCTGATTGAAAGCTCCTTTGATGATAGCATTGAAGATACATATACTCAGGTATATGTAAAGGGCAAAGATAAAAACGGAAAAGAAATCTCTGCTGTTGCTGTCAACGAGGAGGCACAAAGCCAATACGGAATTATGCAGGAGTATATATCACAAAGCGAAGAAAGCACAACCTCAGAATTAAACACTATTGCGGCACAAAAACTAAAGGAATTATCAACCTTGCAACAGAGTGGTAAAATTACTGCTGTTGGTTTGGATGATATTGAGGAAGGGGACGCTATATATGTCGTTGACGAGGAAACAGGTCTTGTTGGAGGTTTTTATGTAGAAAGTGATGAGCATACAGTTAGTGGCGGAAATCACGTTGTTTCGCTCAATTTAGCTTGGACAGATGATGTCGCTTCTCTTGAATACGAGCCTCCGAAAGAAGAAGGAAAGTAGGTGTTGTTATGTTAAGTGATGCGGCAAGGATATTAAAAGTCGCAGGAAGAAAAGGAAAACAAGCCGTAGGCTATCAGGGTTTAAGGCTTGCAACCATACAATCAGTAGAGCCTTTCAAAATGGTGATTGATGATGTTGGTTGTGAATTTTTGGCTGAGGACGTGCTTGTGAATGCTCAAATGCTTGATTATACATATCAAGGCACTTTAACAGCAGAACAGGCAGAAATAAAAGGGCAAATCAACATAAGCGGTAGCGGCTCTGTCGGAGGTTACGGAGGCAGTGTATCAATAAGCAATGCCTCATCTACAATGAATGGCAATATAAACACTCAGAATTTGTCTGTTGTTTTGAAAAAGGTATTCAAAGCAAATGACAGAGTGGCGGTTGCTTCGGTTGGTGTTAATAAGTTTTTAATCATTTGCAAGGCGGTGATGTGGCAATGAGTATTTTACCTGTTGGAATGACACAAAATCAAAGCGTTGTTTCTGTTAAAGAGGTTGCTGTAACTCCGAAAAAAACCTTTATTTTCGATTTTGAAAAGAAAGATTTTGTCGTTGATACAATGAATAACATCATAACCACTACCGACAATGAAACGATTATCAGAGGCGTTGTCGAAAAGCTATTGAATGATACTCGATACAGACACGCTATTTATGACAGGACTTGGGGAAATGAAATCCCTGACCTGTTGGCACAAGATGAGCCTTATGAGGTTTTTGAAACTGAAATTAAAAGGCTTTTGCGTGAGGCTCTTGTATGGCATCCGTATATTAAAGATGTTACAGATATTGAAATCACGCAGTCGGGTGATTCTATATATGCCTCATTTATTGTTGAGGCGGCAAATGGAATTATTCTTGAATACAACAATAAGGAGGTGGCGTAAAGGTGAGTGTTTTAGAACAGCTTAAAAATGGCGAAATTGACATTTCGACATTTATCGAAGGGCAAGACAAGGACACAATTCAAAATCGCTTAATGGGGTATGTTTCGGATGAATACGATAAAACTCAGGGAAGTTTTATGTATGATACAATCACACCGAATACCCTTGAATTTGTTTTGATGTATATTACGTTGTCTCAGGTGTTAAAAGTAATAAATCCTAACACTACATACGGAGAGTTTTTGAAAGGTTATGCAAGCTCGCTTGGTGTTGAGTGGAAAAGTGCGGGATTTGCAAGCGGATTTTTAATTGGAACAGGTGCGGAAAATACAATCATTCCTAAAGGGCATTTGTTTTCAACGGAAGTTCCTGCAAATCAATCTGTTTCTCCTAAATACTATACAGCTACACAGGAGATAGTAATTCCTGCAGAGGGGGTTGCAATCATTCCTATTATTGCTGAAAAAGCAGGAGCAAGTCAGAATGTCCGTCAGAATGAAATTGTTGTTGTTTGTAAAACAATTTCAGGACTTGAAAGCGTAACAAATCCTGAAAGTATTACAAATGGTACGGATGCCGAAACGGACGAACAACTTTCTGAGCGTTTTTCGGAAAGAGCAAAAAATCCTCCAAGTTCAGGGAATAAACGTGATTATGAGCGTTGGGCAAAAGAGATAGCGGGTGTTGATGAGGTTCTTGTTGACCCTCTTTGGGCAGGTCCGGGAACAGTAAAATTAACAATCATCTGTAATGGTGAAGCTGCAGACCAAAGCGTTATTGATGAGGTTAAGCAGTATATAGACCCATTTCCCGAGGGAACGGGTGCAGGTGAGGCTCCTGTCGGTGCTGTTGTAACTGTCGGAACGGTTGTTATGGAAAAAACAAACGTAAAAATACCGAATATCATTTATAAGGACGGTGCTGATGTCGATAGTGCGAATAAGCAAATACAGACCTCTATATCTGAATACCTGAAAACAATACCGCTTGGCGGTATTGTACGTATAGTCAAGATTGAGGCGGCTGTCGGCTCAGTAAGTGATGTTATTGGATTTGATGATATTTTGATAGCCTTAGACGGTGATACTCCCGAATATGCAAACGCTGATATTCAGCTTGTTACTGAAACAAAAACCTCTTTGGGTGAGGTGATGTATGTATGAGCCAATCAGCAAAAGAAATGTTAAGGTGGATACCGCCTTATTATTCTGAAAGCAGTATTTACAAGGAACAGAATACGGCAAAAGGCAAGGAAATTGATATTTTGAAATACATCATTAACGATTTGAAAAATCAATTTTCACCGAAATATGCAACGTGGGGTTTGGTATTTTGGGAACAGCTTTGCGGTATTACTCCTGCTCCTGCTGATACGCTTGATGAACGCAGGAAAAAAGTAATGACAATGTTAAGTACAATGGCACCGCTTACACCTACGGAATTTGTAAATCAAATAAAAAAAGCAACAGGCGAAACAACCAAAGTTTATTATACGGATTGGAGTGTTGATGAAACAAAGAATATTCAAAATGTTCATTTACGCAGACTTGATCCGAATAATAAGGGTGATTACATTCTTGATATTGTAATTGTCCTGCCGACAGAAACATTTGATTTAATTGATTTCAAGGATAAGGTTTATGACATTGTACCTTGTCATTTGGCGATTAAATGCTCTGCTATTGTTGATAATTCGGTTTTACGCCGCTTTACACACGAACAGCTAAAAGCATTTACTCATACGCAAATTAAAAATTGTATTCCATTGGAGGAGGTGAGTTAATTGGCGAGCAGAACTGAACATCTTGGTTTGACTATTCAGGAACAGACAGAATTTTATGATGTCGAGATTTTTAATAAGAATTTTGAAAAAATCGACAAGGAAGTTTTTGATAAGGTCAAGAAAAATGCCGCAATTCAGGGTGGAACAAAAACCAAAATCACTTATGATGAAAAGGGACTTGTTACAGGCGGCGAAGATTTAACTCCTGATGATATTCCGAATATCCACGTTTCTAAAATCGAGGGCAGGCCTCCGATTGTTTACATTGACGGTATTCCGGTTTATGGCTGTCGTTTTTTCGATATAGACAAAGCTGGAAATGCTGTCTTGCGTGAAGATGGTAGCGGTGAATATTTGCTGACCGTACTTGAAAACGGAGAAATATTACTCAGGAAACTTGTTACACGCATTGCTGATACTCTCGAAAGCGACAACGAAAAAGAGGCTTTGTCGGCAAGACAGGGAAAGATTTTGAATGCTTTGATTGTTGCACTGTCCGAAACGCTGACAGAGGAAGATACAAAACTATCTGAGGCTGTAAATGCTTTGCTTGAAAGTTTAACAACGCATACAGGCGACAAAAACAATCCTCACGGCACGAATAAAACACAAGTAGGGTTAGGTAATGTAGATAACGTCAAACAAGCCTCAAAAGTCGAATTTGACGCACATACGAGCAATACAACAAATCCTCACAAGGTTACAAAGGTACAGCTTGAGCTCGGCAATGTCGATAATACGGCTGATGCTGATAAAAATGTATTGTCGGCAACAAAGCTGACTACCGCAAGAAAAATAAACGGAGTTTCTTTTGACGGTAGCAAAGACATCACGATTGCGGATGATACAAAAATACCTGTAACTGAAAAAGGTGCGGCCGGAGGTGTTGCTGAGCTTGATGTAAACGGAAAAGTCCCCTCATCACAGCTACCGTCTTATGTAGATGATACAATAGAGGGAACGCTTGCGACTTTCCCGGCAACGGGCGAAAGCGGGAAAATCTATGTTGATACCGATACCAACCTTACATACAGGTGGAGCGGCACTCAGTACACCGAAATATCAAAGAGCATTGCGTTGGGCGAAACTGCCTCTACTGCTTATGCAGGAAACAAGGGTAAGAAAAATGCAGAGGATATTGCTTCGTTAAAAGAGCGAATGACATCTGCAGAAAATAACAAAGCCGATACGGAGTATGTTGACGGAGAGCTTGAAAAGAAGGTTGACAAAGAAACATATAATGCGGAAATGTCAGTAAAAGCCGACTTGGTTGACGGGATAGTTCCTGATGAGCAACTTCCATATTATAACAAGGCACAAAATGTCTATGTTGACGGTGTTTTGTTATATCCTACAACCTTTGTTGATGTTGACGAAAACGGAGAGGTATATTTGAGAGCAGACGGAGGCGGTGAATATTTGATTTATATTCCGCTTGACGGTGTTCCTCGTATAAGGTATATGGGTAATGCAATAACGGATGATGTAACAGGCGTAAGCTACAGCCTTACTGTTTCAAATGGTGCGGCTGTCTTAAAACAAATTATTTAATTTAGGAGGTTTTAACAATGAGTACAAAAAGGTATGCTAAAATTGATGAAACAGGCAGAGTAAATTTTGCAGCGTTTTCATCAGACAAAGAGGCTAAAGAAAACGGATATTTGCCTTATGAAGAAGAGGCAGAAAAGCCGACCACTCCCGACAATGTAATTCCTCACAATTACACTCGTGAATATGTTGAGGAAGACGGAAAAGTAATCGGAAAATGGGAAGCTTATCCGAATTATGAGGCAATCGAAAAGCTTAAAAAAGAGGTTGCGGCAAGCGATTATAAAGTAATCAAATGCTACGAAGCTTCTTTGGTTGGAAAAGAATTGCCTTATGATATGAATGAGGTACACAAGGAAAGACAGGAAATCAGGGACGAAATAAACAGATTGGAGGCGTGTGAATAATGAACAACAAAGACATTAAACTCGTAAGCTCAGGCAGTATGTTTGACAACCTCAACATATCTCTGCCGCCAAACAACGAGATTATTCTTGATGATATGGGAAGACCGTCCGTAATGGTGAAAATCCCGAAAGCTACCTATGAAGATTTAGGACTTCCGGGAACAGGTACATTCCCTGCGTGGATTGTAAACGGAAAGGAAGTTCCGTATATCTACATTTCAAAATATCAGAATGTAGTCGTTGACGGTAGAGCGTACAGCTTGCCGTATCAGGTTCCTGCTACTTATGCGGATTTCGACCAAGCCGTTGAATACTGTGAGGCAAAAGGAAAGGGTTGGCATCTGATGTCAAATGTAGAATGGCAGGCAATCGCTTTATGGTGTGCAAAACACGATTGTATGCCTTCCGGCAACAACAATGGTGCATACGGTGATTATTATGCAACATCAGAAAAAGGTGCTCCAATGCCTGTTTATGATGAAAATTGGGGTAGTGATGTTCAGTACACAGCGACAGGTTCAGGTCCAAAGAGTTGGTTTCACAACAACGACCTTTCAGGAATTGCCGACCTTAACGGAAATGTTTATGAATGGGTTGGCGGTATTCGTTGTCATAATGGCGAATTTCAGATTATTCCTGAAAATAATACTGCATTACATCTTGACCAAAGTGCAGAGTCAGCAGATTGGAAAGCAATCTTGCCGGGAACGACAATTAACAACACTACTTTCGTTACACCGGGAACAGCAGGAACACTCATCAGCATTTCGGGCGGTCTTGGTAAAAACGGAACAGATACAGCGGCAAATTCAAACGGTGTTTGGTTTAACAGAACGGCTGACAAATGCTCTGCAAATCTTACAGTAATTCCGAAAGAAGCGTATGCTCACGGATTGCTTAATAACGGAATCACGAGCGAAAGACAGGACTATACATATTTCAGTAAAGCGGCTGACCGTCTGTTCTTTCGTGGCGGCTACTTCCACGGCCACGACCACTCGGGCGTGTTCTGCCTCGGCGGCAGCTACGACCGTTCGTACTCCGACTGCGACCTCGGTTTCCGCTCCGCTTATGTTCCCCTGTAATCTGAACACTTGTGTTCTGTTATCTCCGCCGATAGGCGGAGATTAGATTAAAATTTTTACTATAACGAATTACGTTATTTTCTCACAAAATGCAGATTACAGAACAAAATAATGTTATAATATAACAAGTCATTGCGTAAATGGGGTGATTTGAATTGAGGATTTAAAGATAATTCAAAAAATTTATGATATGACGAAATACGGTTATCAAGCATTGCAACAGTTTCCAAAATCAGAGAAATTCGCATTGGTAGTTGATATAAAACGCTGTATGCACTTAATTCTTGAACGTGCTATTGAGGCACAAAAGAAGTATTATAAAAAAACAACTTTGCAGGAATTAGATGTTGAAATAACAAAACTGAAAGCGTTTTTGAGATTATCGCAGGAACTCGGGTTTTTACCTTTTCGTAAATATGAGATATGGTCGAAAATGGTTGTGGAGATTGGGAAAATGCTCGGAGGGTGGATAAAATCTACTCAGAGATAACATATTGGGGATAAGCCGAAAAAGGTCTGTTCTATCGTGGCGGCTACTTCAACGACAACGACAACTCGGGCGTGTTCTACCTCAACGGCAACAACGACCGTTCGAACTCCGACTACAACCTCGGTTTCCGCTCCGCTCTACTCTCAATAGTCAGATATTATATGCTCAAGGGCATATTTTCAGCACAGAGAGGTAAAGGGGTTTATCCCCATTCCTGCCGGGAACAGCAGGAAAAATATTAAATTTCTGAGAAGATATTTAGTAGGCTTAGGCTCGAAACAATATCACGCTCAGACGTGTTGCAAGGAGGCACTATGAAAACGGTTAAAAATATATATCCAAAAATATATGACTTTGATAATCTACATAGTGCCTACCTTAACGCTCGAAAAGGAAAGCGTTTTCGTGATGATGTATTAAGATTTTCGTCTAACTTGGAAGAAAACCTTATTGAAATTCAGAACGAATTGATATGGAAAACATATCAGGTAGGCAAATATAATCAGTTTGTCATAACCGACCCGAAGGAACGTCTTATAATGGCGTTATGTTTCAGGGACAGGGTTGTGCAATGGGCGATATATCGGCAGTTATACCCGATATTCGATAAAAAATTTATTTATGACAGCTACGGTTGCCGAAACGGTAAGGGTACTCTTCCTGCGGTTAAACGGCTTCAATATTGGCTGAAACAGGTAAGCAGGCGAGAAGATAAATATTATTATCTAAAGCTTGATATTTCAAAATTCTTTTACAGCGTAAATCACGAAATCCTGATTAAGATTTTGAAAAAAACCATATCCGACAATGACACTATCGACCTTCTTAAAACTATTATCAGTTCTGAGAATGACGTAGGCTTGCCGGACGGTTTTATATCAGATTGCTTTCCGGCTGATGAAGCAGGAGAGTTTTCAGGGTTGCCGATAGGCAATCTCACAAGTCAGATGTTTGCAAATATCTATCTGAATGAATTGGATCAGTTTTGCAAGCATAAACTCAAAACTCATTACTACATTCGATATATGGACGATATAATAATTTTGCATAAGGATAAGAAGCACCTCGGCAAGATAAAAGCTGAAATTGAACGCTTTGCAAATAAGAGGTTAGGACTTCGTCTGAATAATAAAACAGCCATACTGACGGTACATTCAAGCCTGATGAAAGCATTACAAGAGGACAGGCGGCAATGTATGTTGCAAACTGCCTGACGGTTGTAGGCAAATAATTATAACGTATTCGGTGATAATCTGACAAAATGCTTTTTTAAGCCTCCCAAAGTGTTAAAATATAACGGAGGGAGCAAGACTATGGCTATCAAAATTTTACTTTCCACCCGACTTGGCGAACGAAGGTGGACACAGGCTGACCTTGCGAGAAAAACAGGGATACGTCCGACAACAATCAATGAAATGTATCACGAAATTTGCGAACGGGTGAATTTAGAACATCTTGATTTGATTTGTGAAGCGTTAGAATGCAATTTGACGGACATTCTTGAATATGTGCCAAATCAGATACCCAAAATACATAATCGCATAGGCAACCTCCAATCGGAAAATGATGAGTAATTCATCAAAAAAGCAGGAACATCAATGGCGGTGTTCCTGCTTTTTCTGTTTATATGGATATTAGGCTGTCGGGTATATCGTCCTCTGTAACCGCCCTTTCCCTTGTGATTTGTTTTAATGACAGATACGGACATTGCGTATAGCTTTCGTATTTATCGGCTTCTGCACATACAAAGCAACTCGCCTGAGTACAGTTTTCGTTTACAGCCTCCGCTATTTGAGTTTTATTCATTTTTGCATTCTCCTTTATTGATATTTTATGATGTTTTCTATCTTGGACCTTTTGTCAAAAGCCATATTGAGAGCCGTTGCTTTATCAACCTTTCCGGCTGTAACCTCAAAAATCAATTCCGCAATATGTTCACAGGTATTATAATAGGATTTATATGCTTCATCTGCGGCAGCTTCGGCGGTAGCATTTTCACAATCCTTGTCGTATTGCTCCATAGCCTCATTATATAGCTTTTCTTTTACGTCTGCAGATTTGCAAAGAACGGCGATTGTAGATAATTTATCTTTTGGGGACGGAATGATTTGCTTGTTGTGTAATTCCTCGCAAAACTCATCATAACTCAAATATCCCATTGCTTTCATCTGCTGACTGGCCGCTTGTAACTCTTCCTTATTCCAACTTCTGCTCATAATCAATACCTCCCTGTTGGTGCAACGCTCAATATTTTATAATTGTCGTGGCGGTAACATTCCCTGAAACAATGTCTTGCATCCGCTTCGCTTGTAGCCATAAAACAATCTGTAAAAATTTTATTATTGCTTAATCTCAATACTGTAACAACATATTCCTTACTCATAATAATACCTCCTGAATTTATACGTTTGCGTAATCTAATCTATCTCCGACTTTATATGTATTGTCGCTCGGGTTGGTGCGTATGCATTTGACGGTAATGCGGTCTTTATAGAATAAATCAGGATCAGCTTTCGTATATGCTTTTTCGACTATCCAAAGGCAACCGCCCTGTTCAAAAGTTTCTCCCTCTGCTCTTTTCATAATTACAATTCCTTTCTGCCGTAATATGTAACATTTTCACCTGTTACACTTGTTCCTTTTGGGATAAGGGTATAACCGTATTCTTCAAGCTCTTTTTTGTGGCTTTCGATATCACATTTCATATATCCCTCGCCTCTGTCGTGGAATTTACTCCGTTGATGATACCTATTGCAAAAATCCTCAACGCTTTCAGCGACTACCTCGTATTTTTTCATTGTTTCAAATATTGACATATTATTCCTCCGATTTCAGAAACTTATCTGTTAATATGTTTACAACTTCGATTGCCTCTTTGTAACCTTCTATTATCTGTTGTATTATGTCGGGGGACATACTGCCGTAAGCAGTTGTTTGAATTTTGAACTCCTTTTCAAAATCATCACCGAATAAGCGGTTGTTAAAATATATGTCAGGGAGATAATCTAATTCACGATTTGCCCTTACGTCAAAACTTTCATAAACTCCTCCGCTTTCATAAATTGACAAATCTCGTATAACACGATAATTGCCTATCTCATAAATATCTCTTTCGTATTTTGTCTTTTCTTCCTGAGCCTCGTTGTGTTCAATAAATTTTAATTTCATTTCAATCATCCTTTCCGGGCGGTATTGCCGCCGCCCTCGGCTCAAATATTAGTTTTTCTTTTCGCTTTTTTCCCACATAACAATCTGCCCTTTGAGGTAGTCTATCTTTTTGTCGATTTTATATAGTCTTGCGATTTTTATTTTGCTATCCGTCCGTTTTTCTTCTGTTTCTCTCTGCCTTAACAATTCTCGCATTGCAAGTCTGCAAATTTCACCCATTGTTATTATGCTATTCATCTTATCTTACCTCCTGTAAAAGTTCTCTTAATTTTGCTTTGACCTGCTTAGTACCTTTTGCGATTTCCTCTGTATAACCTTTACAGAGGACCACTTCATCAAGACCGTTTACTGCAAGGGTGTATTTGTGTTCACCGTACTTTTCGTTTACCTTATACCATAAATCCCTTGTTGAGTTTGTTATTGCATTTAAACCTTTTTTCATTTTTATTTTTCCTCCTCATACATAATTTCGATTAAATCACCTGTTTTGAGTTCGTTGTTAATAAAATTTTCTATAAGCCTCATTGCTCTGTGCGGCTCTGAACATTCATTAGCGATTTCTTTTATAACCTCTACTGCGTAAGCCTTTGTGCATTCCTTATAATACATTGTTTTATCTCCTTTTTTATTATGTGTGTTTCGTTTATGATTACATTATACACTAAAAAGATTATTTTGTCAACACTTTTTTGATTATTTTTTTAATTTTTTTCTTGACAAATGTAATCGAAAGCGTTATAATGTAAATGTAGGAGGTGTTTGAAATGTCTGTATCGGAGAAAATAAAGGCAATAATGCAGTTGAAAAACATCAAACAAGCGGACCTTGCAGAGAATTTTGATATGTCGCCGCAGGCTATGAGGAATAAATTTCATAGAGGCAGTTGGTCGGCAGAGGATTTAATCAGGATAGCAGAAGCGACAGGCTGTGAGATTTATTTCAAAATAGACGAAAAACAATCAATCATTTTAGATAGTACAGATGTACGAGATACATCAGATGTGCATAAAATATCAATGAATGCGGTGGTATAATGGAAATACAAATTACAAAAACGGCTATTAAGGATATAAAAAAACTTGATACGCCGACAAGGGATAGAATTCTCAAAGGCATATACAAATTGCCTCTTGGTGATGTGAAACGCTTACAGGGATATATAAATTATTATCGTTTAAGAATAGGCGATTTCAGAGTTATATATTCGGTAAGTGGTGAAACAATAATTGTATCAGCAGTTTTGCCTCGTGGCGAGGCTTATAAACATATATAAGGAGGATTTTATTATGGGAAAGGCAGTTTTGCATAATTTAATTGATATGTTGAATGAAACTGATACCGAAACTATATATAATGTTTTGGTAAAATTCGTGCCGGGAGTAAAACCTTATGCAGATGAAGTTGAGGCGATAGAACAAGCCGAGGCTGATATTGCAAACGGTGATGTTGTTGATTTAGCTTCTGTTAATTGGTGATATAGATATTAAGGTGTTTTTTGTGCTTTGGCTCTAATGTGGCTCTCACTCATTTTGAAATGAAAAATAAGTAAAAAAATGTGTGGAATAAAAAAACTGAAAGGACAGAAAAACATCTTGCAATATCAGAAAATACCCTACAACAGAAGAGTGGGAGTAATACAAATTTAATATACTTTAGTTTATTTTGCAGACAGTTATTTTAACTGTCTGCAGTTTTTATATATTATCCATATTATCGCTACATATTATAAAATATTGTACTCAGAGCAATTTCAAAACTATAAATATTGACATTATTCTATTTTTGGTATATAATATAATAAATGAGGTGTTAATATGGATATAATGACTATAAAAGAAGCAAGTTTACTATGGGGAATTTCTGTAAGAAGAATTACAGTTTTGTGTAATGAGGGCAGAATTATTGGCGCAAAGAAAATTGCAGGTGCTTGGCTTTTACCAAAAGATGCAGAGAAACCCAAAGATGCGAGAATTAAATCAGGTAAATATACCGATTGGAGAAATAAAACAGATATGGCATCTAACGATTTTGAAAGCAATTTAAAAAATCTAAAAGGAACATTTGCTGTTGAAAGTATGAATATTAGTGAGGAAAACATTAAAAACCTCA